GTCGAGGAATGTTGCGTCCTCTCTGTTACAACAAAAACATCTCATGTTTCTCTCCTTTCGCTAAAGCAGTTACTACAAGTAATTTGTTTTAAGTATTATTATATACTTATAACACAGATCCTTTAAAGTAATATCCTTTAAGTAAGATAGGGTATCACAATCATTCATCGTTGTCAAGTTCTTCTTCTTGTCGTGCTGCGTAGCCCATCTCAAACCCGTTCCAGAAATTAGATAGGCCTACCTTGATATCTATCTGCTCCTTGTCCTTGCGTCCTACGATGTAGCCCAGTGCAAAGAACAGTGCAAACGCTACAAGAATCATGCCATCTGTCTCATCCATTAGTCCTGCCTCTCTAAGTTGTATATGAATGCACGGCTTACCTCTTTCAGTCTGTCGCTTTTCATATTCATGTGTAATATTTCTAGTTTCTGTCGTGCCTCTTTCACATTAAGTTTACTTGTCAACACCCTGAATGTGCTGTCTTTCATCTCTGCCACGATTACATATGTATCTGTGTTGTCGTACATGTCATGCTCCTATCGCTACTATCATCATTACAACCATAGATATAACCAGTATCCTGCCAATGATTGTTGTGTACTGTAGTGGCAAAGGTATTGAAATATACAAAGACAATGCCACCAACCACGCTATCAATCCCACGTTACACTTCTACAATTTTCAGTGATAGCTTGTGCTTTACTACAAAGATCCTGACATCCTTTGCACGTTGGTCCATTGCACTACGCAGGTCTTGAAAGGTACGGTATGCAAACACAAACCCGTTGCCATCTATGTACTGTAATTGATACATCTTATTTCCCCTTTGGTCTTTCCATGATTTGTATTGTTGCTGTGTGTGGCGGGTACGATGCCCCATATATCTCTAAGCGTAGTGCCTCGTAGGTATCTGCTACAGCAGACTTACGGTAGTTAGTTCCAGACTGTACCCACCAGCCAACCCATTCTGTTTCTGTCAGGTCAGGTTCGTATGTGTCCACGTCTACACAGTCCACTAGTGCATTCTTTACTTTTCCCATTGTCTTAACCTCCTGTTCGCTTATGCAAATACATAACCAATCATAAGCATTCCATAACACATTGCAAAGATACATGCAACCCCAATCAAGTCTGTGATAAAGTCTTTCATATGCTTTTCTTTCTGTACATTATGCGGCGATTAAGTGTGTTATTCACCGCAAGTATAATTAATCTAAACGTGAACTAGCTGAAGCGTTGAACCCATACTCACGCAACACTTGTGCGGCTGTGTGTGCCCCTGCTAGCAGTACATCAATGGATTGCACGGGGTATTGTGCAGGGTTCCATAACATCCACGCCTTGCCTGTCCAGTCTTTGCTTGCCCCTAGGCGTTCAAACTCCCTGCGCTCTGCCTTGCCTAGCTTTGTGTTGCCTTTGTGTTCTGGATACAGCGTCACCCATGCAAAACCACATGCACCCCTGTCTTGTCCATCAAAGTATTCATTGATGTATTTGTGACTAGCATCCCATGCTGCACGTTGAATTTCGTTTGCTGTTATGTCTGATTTATTAAGTGTCATTGTGTTTTCCTTTCTGTTTCTTTACGCTGTTTTGTATATCATTACCATCAGCCCAGATGACCCAATGTCTTTCCAGCCAAGGATTTTATATCCTACGTCACCAATTTGATCCACTTGTATTTCATCATCCTTGTATCCTTGCGCTATCAGTAAAGACATGGCAACGGTCATTGCGTCATGATAGTTTGTTGCGGTTGCGATTGTATCATCCCCAGCGAAATTGATTGTGTATTCCATTTTTCTTTTCCTGTCTTAGTGTTTAGTATAAGATACATTAGCAACAGTATTTGACCAGCAAGCACGACAGTCACCACAGTTATTGTTTTGTTTAGGTGCTGGACATTCATGCCCAAACGCTACGTCACCTTTGCGATGCACGGTGCTTGTCAATGCGTGTCCTGATATAGGCTTGTCACCTATCATAGTAGCACTAACCCGAATTACTAGATTGCTAGGCTCTTTGCCGTATTGCTTGCGATACTCCTTGACTATCTTAGCTTCACGAGTAGGCAACCAATGCTTAATGTGTGGCGTTTTGTTACAAGCAATCACGATAGCACGTAGCATATCCACACTGTCTAAGTCACCACTGTCAAACCATCTGTGATAGAGTTCGCCCGACTTGTCTGCTATGCGTTTGATCTGGAACGCTACCGCATCTGCCCAACGTTCTGGATTGCTAGCTATCATAGTCGTAGCTTTGACATAGTTAGCTTGCCAACCTTGATCCACGCTAGGGCGTAGTTTTTGTAACTTTCTTGCATAGCATCCACTGCAAACGCTACCCTCTATCTTAGCTAGCTTTGATCCTACCTTACAAGCAAACGCATCTGTTGAGAACGTTGAGCCTGGCATTTTACTGTTACCAGCACTAATACGGGATTGCGCTACTGCGTCTTTTACTTTCCACTGTGTCATATCGTGTTTACCTTTCCACGTTTGCTTTCGTTGATTTAGTTAGACAACAAAACAGAACACATTGCAAGAACTATTTTTAATTTTATTGTTGAATATTTTATAAAGCACTGAAAACACTACATTCTTTTATTGTATTAAATACTACAAATATACTATGTTCACTATTTGTTTCAGTACCGTAACAGTGTTCACGATTCGTTCCATATAATATATTATAATGTATACCTAAGGGACCTATGCAGATAGGTAAGTGTTACTGACGTATTTATCTAATCGAATCAATCCGATAGTTGGATATTGTTTAGCTTTGAAGTATTTCCCCTACAATGTAAACACCATTAACATTAAAGTAGTTTAACACTAAACTATCTCCTATTTGTGATCACATCCAGTATTTCCCTCGCAGTATTTGTGATCACACTGACGGGGTGGCTCTCTTTTGTGATCACATGCAGGGAGGGGAGCAGGGGGTTAGGGGGTAGTCCTTGTACTGTACATTACAACAAGAAATTTTCTAAGGAAAAGATGGGGGCATGTAAAAAAACGGCCCAGTGTATCCTTCCCACAGGTATTTGTATTTAGGGCCGTAGAGTGTTGTTTAATAGGTTTAGGTAGGCTAGGGTACCTGTAACAACAATACCTGCACTGTACGGGCCTCTCCGTGGCTCTCAGAGGTATTTTACTTACAAGGGTGCGGTGTACACTACAGTGCGGTTACTTGTAGTACCTTACTTTAAAGGTACTTTGTTTATTAAAGTATAATATAAATACTTATAACACAGTTCCTTTAAGTATCTTTCTTTTAAGTATTATAATATAAACTTTAAAAGAAAGTGCTTTGTAGTAACTTACTTTAAGTAATTACCTTTAAAGTAATAGGGTATCATAAAGTTCTTTTGTAGTCAAGTATAAAATAAATTAATTTTAAATGCACTTTTCTCTTGACAACACACAGTGATTCGTAGTAATATATAAGTATAGGGGGACAGCAACCAATGTCTATGTACAGCTTATCACAACTGAAGACGGATAATGGAATCATCAGAACTAAGAGTTTGTTCTATGAGTTATCCTATGATTCACCAGAGTTTGCGTTGTTCACTCTGAAAGAGGAAGACATCGTAATGCCAGATGGCAGACCTGCTACGGCCTTAGGTAAGTTATACATAGCCTTTGCAACAATGGACCCTACAGAGTACCAGTTCGCTAATGCAGTGTTTGGTAGCTGGGAGATCTGGGAGAAGATGCAGACGACTGTACCTCTCAAGAAACCCATTGAGAAGTGGCGTAGAGAGGCAGAGGTTAAACGTAAATCACTAGCCTTTGAGTCTGTAGTAAAAGAAATACAAGAGGGTGGTCGTAGTAGTTTTACTGCAGCTAAGTTCCTGATCAATGAGGAATGGAAAGCTAAGGAAGACGGGCGTACTGCTCGTAAAGAAAAGAATGCTAAAGACAAGACTACATCTGAGGAAGCCTTCGAAGCTGCAGGTGTTAGTGATGATCTAAAGAGACTAAAGGATCAGGGTCTTATTAATTAAAGAAGATAGTAGCACCGCTACGCAAGTGAAACAAAGGAAAGGGAACGCTTATGGCGAAGCAGCCAGTAGTAAATACTATTAGTTCTGGGTATGCTTCTCAGAGCCAGTTGAATGAGAACTTCAGTAACATCCAACAGTCATTCAGCAATACTCTGTCGTTGGATGGTAGCACACCTAATGCTATGCAAGCAGACCTAGATCTTAACAACAATGATCTACTTAATGTTCGTGCTATCTATGTAGATGGTGTAAATGTTCTTAATGTCTTAGACAATGTTACTGTTAGCACTGCTAGTCCGACAGGCGGCAACGATGGTGACATCTGGTTCAAAGTGAGTTCGTAACTCTTAATAAATAAATTAAACAAGGAAATACAATATGGCTGCTCTTTCAGATTATGCAGAGAAACTACTACTAGACTGGATGATGACAACGGGTACAGCTACTCGTCCTACGTCTTGGTATGTAGCACTATACACTGCTGCACCTAGTGACTCAGGTGGTGGTACAGAAGTATCGGGTGCTGGGTATGCTCGTCAATCAGTTACCTTCGATGCTGCTTCATCTCCTGCAGGTACTACGAGTAACTCTGCTGATGTTAGCTTCACTGCTGTTGGTGGTGACTACGGTACAGTAACACACATGGGTATCTTCGATGCTAGCACAGGTGGTAACTTGTTGTGGCACGGTGTGTTGTCTGCATCTAAGACAGTAGAAGACGGTGATACAATTACCTTTACTGCAGGTAACATTGACTTAACTATGGCCTAATGACATGGCAGGTGGTTTCCGAATATCAGAATCTGGTGATAGTCGAGTTTCTGAATTAGGAGACTCCCGTATCACTGAAGAGTTATACTTCGCATCTGTCAGTCTTTCTACGAGTCGTGGTGCTTACCGTGTAGATGAGTTAAGTAATCAGCGTACTGATGAACAAGGAAATGTACGGGTATCAGAAGACTTTGATTCCGTAGTTGTTGACTTTACTGCTTCGCTTATCCTTGATGCTTCTATTAGCCTCTCAGGTGGTGGCGGTGTCCTAACTGTAGGTGAGTCCTTCCAAGAAGGTATTGCTGACCTAGTAGCAACTGGTACTGTACAGGCATCTGGCACAGCGTCTTACATTGACTCAGTAAGTGGAACAATCAGTGGTTCTGTAGTAGCTGATTCTGACGTTATCCGTAATGCAGCTACATCCCTACAGGGATCTGGTACTCTAAGTGATGATGGTTACTCCTTCGTCTTTGGTGGTTTGTTTACTGCTGAACCTGAGGAAGAGTACACACGAATTACTGAGGCAGGTGATACACGCATTACTGAAGAGGGTGATGTACGTATCGTAGCAGATGTATTACCTAACGCTGCTCAAGGTGTCTTCAATGCAAGTTACACATACATTGCATTTGAGTCTACAGCATATATTAAATACAATGGTGAGTGGACACGGTTCACACCTAAAGTTAAACAGGATGGCACATGGGATGACCCACTAGCTATCTATAAGAAGATTGATGATGAGAACTGGAAGAGGGCTTACTAACAATGGCTAACATTAAAATCTCAGATATGACTTCTGTTGCTGCCGCTTCTGGTACGCAAGAGTTTGAAGTAAACGACAGTGGTTCAACTAAGAAAGTATCTGGTGCACAACTAGCTGCTTATATTAATGGTGAACTGACACTTGCAGATCTAGGTATTACATCTAGTGCTGCAGAGATTAACTACACTGATATTACTACCTTGGGTACCTCAGAGGCATCTAAGGTTGTTACTGCTGATGCTAACGGTGACGTTAATCTTACAGAAGAACTGAAAGCTAAGTCATACAATGAGACTTATGTAGCTGTTACTTCAAGTGGTGCAGCAACTACAGTGAACTGTGAGGCTGGTAATAGCTTTAGCCACACACTAACAGAAAACACCACGTTCATGTTCAGCAACCCACCTGCCAGCGGCACTGCGTACACAATGAGCATTGAGATTATTCAGGATGCGTCTGCTTCTGGTTACACTGTTACTTGGCCTACGTCTGTAGATTGGCCCGCTGGGACGGCTCCTACGCTTACTGCGACTGCATCGGCTGTTGACGTGTTTGTGTTTACGACCCGTGATTCGGGAACTACATGGTATGGGTTCACGGCTGGTCAGGCTCTAGCATAAGGGGGCTATAAGAATGGCAACTAAAAAGAAAATGCTAGAGGCAGCTGCTGGTTCTGCTGGCGGTGGTGCTGGCCTGAACGTAGAAGAAGTGTTCAGCACTTATTTGTATACTGGCAATAGCTCTACACAAACGATCACCAACGGCATTGACCTTGATGGCGAAGGTGGTTTGGTTTGGATTAAGAACAGGGATACTGCTTACGATCATTGGCTTTTTGATACAGACCGTGGCGTAAATAAATATTTAGAAACGTCTGATACGAGTGCAGAAAGTCCAAGAAATAATGCTCTTACTGCATTTAACTCCAATGGCTTTACTGTTGGAACTGATGCTCCTTTGAATTTAAATGGAGATGGCATCGCCTCTTGGACATTCCGCAAAGCCCCTAAGTTCTTTGATGTGGTGACTTATACTGGGGATGGGACTAACCCAAGAACTATTAGCCATAACCTTGGAACTACGGTTGGTCATATTACTGTCAAGCCTACTTCCTCTTCAGGTAGCTGGTGGAATTTTCATAGAACGCTTGGGGCAGGTAAGGCTTTAAGTCTTAACTCTACGGATGCGGCTTTAAACTCTAATAACTTCTGGGGAGGCGTAGAGCCAACTTCAACAGAATTTACTGTGCAGTTTAATAATAATGCTGCTGGCGTTGAATACGTAGCCTACCTATTCGCCCACAACGATGGTGACGGTGAGTTCGGCCCCACAGGGGATCAGGATATTATCAAGTGTGGGAGTTTTACTTCTGATGGTTCTTCTGATTATGATATTGACTTGGGCTTTGAACCGCAACTTTTAATTTTGAAACGTGCAACTGGCGGTACTGGGAATTGGTTTATTCAAGACAATATTAGGGAGTTTAGTACTGATAGATCAGACATCTTATTTCCTAATTTAAATAATGCAGAGGGAAATTATGTAGCCAATTACATACCGTTAAGCACAGGTTTCGGTGTGAGAAATGGAGTTCCGTCGGGGGATCACATCTACATAGCCATACGACGTGGCCCTATGGGTATTCCTGAGAGTGCGAGTGAGGTGTTTGATATAAGTGATGGAACAACACCAAGTTCCCCTCCAAATTATACAAGCGGTTTCCCTGTTGACTTTGCTGTTGAATTTAACCGCACTAGCACTGATGATAAATATGTAGGAGATAGGTTGCGCCAAGGAAAATCCCTAAGGACATCTTCTACTACTGCGGAGACTAATGCAAGTTCCTTCAAGTTTGATTATATGACGGGATGGAATAGTGGCACATACGCAAATACAAATATAAGGTCTTGGATGTGGCGGCGTGCCCCCTCGTTCTTTGATGTCGTTGCTTACACAGGTAACGGAGTTGCAGGGCGCACTGTAAGCCATAACCTTGGTGTTGCACCTGAGATGATGTGGGTGAAGGTTAGAACTGGATACACAGCAAACTGGATTGTTTATCATTCAGGTCTGAATGTTAATGGTGACAATGCCCCTGAGACAGATTTTATTCGGCTAGACGATGACAGAGGTGCTTTTGATGATGGCGGTGCTTTCTGGAACTCTACTGCGCCAACAGATAGTAATTTTACTGTTGGATCAAGCGTTGGCGTAAATGGCTCTAGTGGAACCTACATAGCCTACCTATTCGCAAGCCTAGATGGTGTGTCTAAGGTGGGGAGTTATACAGGTGATGGAACTAACGATGGTTCTAAAGTCATAGATTGTGGATTTAGTAGCGGTGCTAGGTTTGTGCTGATTAAGCGCACTGACAGTACATCAGACTGGTTTGTATTTGATACTGAGCGTGGAATTGTTGCCAACTCCGATGACCCTGCTCTTAGAATTAACACTACAAATGCAGAGGATTTGGCAAACTATATTGAACCTAACTCATCTGGATTTGCATTAAAAGCACCTTTGAATCAATCTAGCGGCACCTACATCTTCTACGCAATTGCCTAATCAACTGACGAAAGGATAATCAACTATGTCAGAATATCGCAACCGAACAACAGGTGAAGTTAAAACGCAGGGGCAATGGCGAGCAGCTAACCCCAACATGTCCCTGCCACGGGTCTGGAAACAGGCAACCCTAGACGCATTGAACTTAGACCCAGTGCTTGCTTCACCTAAACCTACAGTAGGTCAGTATGAGACTGCTCGACGTAACGGTGTAGTACAGGATGCTAAAGGTAACTGGGTAGAGTCTTACGAAGTAGTAGACATGTTCACTAGCTACACTGACGAGGAAGGTGTCTTCCACAGTAAGCTAGATCAAGAGCAAGCCTACCAAGCAGGACTAGACGCTAAGGTGGCTGAGTCTAACCGTAAGAAGCGTAATGATCTACTTACTGATACAGACTGGACACAGATGAACGACAGCCCTCTTAGTAATGAACTAAAGACTGCTTGGGCTACCTACCGTCAAGAACTTCGTCAGATCACAGACCTAGACGCATGGCCTAACCTAGAAGACGATGACTGGCCCGTAGAACCCTAACTTGCTAAGGAACCAACATGGCAACTAAAGATGCACTAGACCAGATACGACAAGCGGCTGAGAATGACCTAGAGTTCTTCATTCAGTTGGTTACCCCACAACAGGTCTTAGGTGATTGCCATAAGGAAGTCTTAGAGTGGTGGACAAGAGAGGATGCTAAAAACTACCAGCTTCTTCTCTTTCCACGAGACCATCAGAAATCTAGACTAGTTGCTTACAGGGTTGCATGGGAACTAACTAAAGATCCTACACTGCGTATCCTGTATATCTCTGCTACAGCTAACCTTGCTGAGAAACAACTTAGTTTCATTAAGGGTATCCTAACCTCAGAGATCTATCGTCGTTACTGGCCTGAGCACATACATGCAGACGAGGGTAAACGTACACGGTGGACTAACTCAGAGATTAGCTTAGATCACCCACTACGTAAGAAAGAGAATGTTCGTGACCCTAGTATCTTTACTGGTGGTTTAACTACATCACTCACTGGTCTGCACTGTGACATTGCTGTACTCGATGACGTTGTTGTAGCTGAGAATGCTCTTACCTTAGAGGGTCGTAACAAGGTTGCTAGTCAGTACTCTTTGTTGTCATCTATCGAAGGTGCTGATGCTAAGGAGTGGGTTGTAGGAACACGGTACCACAGTAAGGACTTGTACAATGACCTGATGGAGATGAAGGAAGTTCTCTACGATGAGAATGGAGATCAGATCGGTGAGGATAACATCTACGAGATCCTAGAGAAACCTGTTGAGGACTTAGGGGATGGTACTGGACAGTTCCTGTGGCCTAAGCAACAACGTAAAGATGGTAAGTGGTTCGGATTCGACATTGCTACCCTAGCTAAGAAACGTGGTAAGTACCTAGACAAGGGTCAGTTCCGAGCACAGTACTACAATGATCCTAGTGATCCAGATAACGTA